AGCGAATTTATCTATTCGTATTGAACGGTGGGCAGATGTAACCAGAAAAGATAACTATTCAATAATTCTAAATGATAGAATAAATACTAAAAAGAAAAATCCAGCAATGGATGAACGAGAATTATTATTAAAATTTTATCCATCGGCAAAAGACTTATTTACACAGTCTCACGAGATGGTTGCGAAAGGAGGAAGGTGGAGAATATGAGGATTGATGATATTATTCAAACTCGTGAACAGCTTAATAAAGAATTAAGAATGGCTCTTTCCACTATGGAGCGAAAAGATACCATACAAAAAATAAAGCTCGCTATTATTGACAATCAAAAGCATTGCCCGCATACAAGCACAAAGTATAATTGGGAAATTACAAATGATACTTGTCCTTATTGTGGTTTCCATTTTAGCACTGGCGGCATTTGGAGGGAAGATGAAAATGATTAAGGTTATTAAGAGAAATGGCACAGAAGTAGAATTTGATAAATCTAAAATTGTAAATGCTATTAGAAAAGCTTGGATTCAAGTGTATAATGACTCTACACGCGAGGAGCCAGAATATTTTACTATTATCGCAGATAGTATTGAACGGGTAGCCAATCAAACTTTTACAGATAGTGGAAAATATCTTACTGTTGAAAATATTCAAGAATTAGTTGAAGATGATTTAGCAGCTTTTGACCGCCTCGTAGAAAAGGCATATATTCGTTATCGCTATAAGAGGGGTGTAATGCGTTCTTGCTCTGATGAATTTATCCGTTCTATTAGTGAGAAACTAACCGCTTCTAATGTTCAAAATCAAAACGCTAATGTTGATGAGCATTCATTTGGCGGTCGCGTAGGCGAAGCATCAGATGAAATGATGAAGCAGTATGCTCTTGACTTCTGTATGTCGGAAATGGCGAAGAACAATCATTTAAATAATGAAATTTATATTCATGATTTAAGTGCTTACGCGGTTGGTATGCACAATTGCTTATCTATTCCTTTTGATAAGCTATTAGCAGAAGGTTTTAATACGAGACAGACTGACGTGCGGCCAGCTAATTCCATTAATACTGCTTTTCAGCTTGTTGCTGTTATTTTCCAGCTTCAATCATTGATGCAGTTTGGTGGTGTTTCCGCAACTCATTTAGATTGGACGATGGTGCCTTATGTAAGAAAGAGTTTCCGTAAACACTGGAATGAAGGAATTGAATATATAGGCCAGGCATTAAAGCCCGATGTTATTTTTGGCAAAGAATATAGAGATTTGCCTATTAATGAATATATACATACCGATATTTATAAACAGATTTATAAATATGCAATGGACATGACAGAACGTGAACTTCAACAAGCAGTAGAAGGAATGTATCACAATCTTAATACACTCCAATCTCGTAGCGGCAATCAGCTTCCATTCACTTCAATTAACTATGGAACCTGCACATTACCAGAAGGCCGCATGGTTATTAAAGCATTACTTGAAGGTTCTATTAAGGGTGTAGGAAAACTACATAAAACTCCTATCTTCCCCTGCGGTATTTTCCAGCTAGGTAAGGGCATTAATCGCGAACCTGGCGACCCTAATTATGACTTATATCAATTAGCTTTAAAGTCAACAGCACAGCGCATTTATCCTAATTACGCAAATATTGATTGGTCTGGTAATGCTGGATACGATAAGAATGACCCAAAGACTTACTTTTCTACGATGGGTAAGCGTAAACTATAGCTCATCTAAAACCTTTTGAACCCGCCAAGGGGTGTCCGCAATGCGGGCTAACGGTTAGGACTCTTTGAGTTGAGACCGTGCTAAGATTCAAGAAAAAATTTTAAAACGAAAAATAAATACAATAGATGTGCCGCACATTCATCACCTATAAAGTGAGGTGATAAGAATGATTATTTATCAAATAACCAATACAATAAATAATAAATTATATATAGGACAAACTTCTGGGACGGCTGAAAAACGATTTGCTCGGCATATAAGCGACGCAATGAATAATATTTTAGATACTCATTTCGCACGAGCAATTCGTAAATATGGCCCTGAAAACTTTGAAATAAAAGTAATAGATACAGCCACTTCACAAGAAGAACTTAATAAAAAAGAAAGTTATTGGGCTAATTATTATGATACTATCAAGAATGGATATAATGAAGTAGACCCAATATATAGAAGTGGAGGAAATACTTATCAATCAAAGACGCCAGAAGAAATGAACCAAATAAAAGAAAAATTACGAGCCAGTAAAATTGGAGGATTAAATCCTCAATCTAAAAAAATAAAATGTAAAAATATCAATACTGATGAAGAGTTACATTTTAATAGTTTATCAGAATGTCAATTATATTTTGGAGAAACTAATCACAATTTTATTACTCGTAGATGCCGCGGAACTATTAAATGTTTATTTAGAAAAGAGTGGATGTTTGCCTATGAAGAAGATGAATATCCAACGGATAGCACTGCTACGATAAAACACGGTAGAGCAAAAAGTATAAAAGTGTTAGACTTAGAAACTAATATTGAAACTATTTTTGAAAGTTATTCTGCGGCAGAAAGATATTATCAAGTTCCAAATAAATGTTTTCGTGGTTGTGCGGCCGCGAGACGCGGTGAAAAAGAATACACAATAAAAAATCGTTTTAAAATTACAGTTCTTGAATAAAGTGTATCGACTATCCCTGATGAATGTAAGGGAGTAGGCTTAGAGATTGGCACTAAGCCGAAGCGGAAGGCCCCGAAAGGGGAAGATATAGTCAGTGCTGCTGGCGACAGCAGAGAAACACGTGTAGGACAGCAAATGGAGCAGATATAAATGCAGAGCCAGGAACCAATCCTCAAACCAAAGATGGTCGTGGAAATATTTGTCCAGTAACAATTATTATGCCAACTATTGCTATGGAAGCTAAATTAACTACTAATAATCCAAATGGTTGGGAAACAGAAGAAGATTTGATCAATTTCTTCTTACGTTGTTTAGATCAAAAAATCCATGAAGCTAAAGATATGCTCCTTGAGCGCTTTGAATGGATTTGCGGCCAAAGCCCAGCATCCGCGAAGTTTATGTATGAAAATGGAACTATGTTGGGTTATCATCCAGAAGAAGGAATTCGTTCTGCGCTAAAGCATGGAACTATTGTAATCGGACAGCTTGGTCTAGCAGAAACGCTTCAAATTCTAATTGGTTGTGACCATACTACTGAAAAAGGTATGGAATTAGCCAAGCGTATTGAACAGCTATTTAAAGATAGATGTGCTGAATTTAAGAAAGAGTATAAGTTAAACTTCGGCGTGTATTATACTCCCGCAGAGAATCTCTGCTACACCGCTATGAAGAAGTTCCAAAAGAAGTATGGCGAAATTGAAAAAGTAAGCGACCACGAATATTTTACCAACAGTATTCATGTTCCTGTATGGCACGATATTTCTGTGTTTGATAAGATTGATATTGAAAGTCAACTTACAGGGTATTCCAGTGCCGGATGTATTACTTATGTTGAACTACCTTCTGGTGTTAAAAATAATCTTGAAGCACTTGAAACTATTGTCAATTATGCGATGGATCATGACATACCTTATTTTGCAGTCAATGTGCCTCTTGATACATGTATGGACTGCGGTTATGCTGATGAAATTAATGATACCTGCCCACAATGTGGAAGTCATAATATTCAGCACTTACGTCGTGTAACGGGCTATTTAACAGGCGATTATAAAACTGCGTTTAACTGGGGCAAGCAGAAAGAAACAGAAGCACGTGTAAAACACGTTCATTAATATGAGTAAAATTGCTGGAATCTATTGGGATGATACCGCGGCAGCACCCGGTATCTCCCTATCGGTCTATTTTTCTGGATGTCACTTCCATTGCCCCGGTTGTCAGAATCCAGAAGCACAAGACTTTAATTTTGGAGAAGAGTTTACTCCAGAAACTATTCGTGAAATACTTACGAAATTAAGAAAAAATGGAGTTGAACGTAGACTTTCCATTCTTGGCGGCGAACCACTTTGTCCTGAAAATCGCAAAGCTGTATATGATTTAATTAGCATTTGCCGCAAAATTTATCCACAAATGAAAATATATATTTGGACTGGATATACTATTGAAGAACTATTTGAAGAAGGTGACGAAATTATTACTATGATTTTTAAACATACTGATTGTTTAATTGATGGTCGTTATGAACAAGATAAACGAGATATTACATTACCATTACGTGGTTCTTCAAATCAAAGGGTGA